CGAAGGAATTTAGTAAGGGAATCTTTTACGTCTGCCCGTACAGTGCGAATATAGTAGCGACTATACCGGGGATGAATTCCGCTACTGGAATCTACTAATTGAGATACGGTTCCTGATGGTTTAACACAAGTAATAGCAGTACTCGATTCGATTCCAAACTCTTGAGCATAGCGGTGATTAGTAGAATTAGCTGTCTCTCTCAAAAGCTGCAGCCAAGTCGCAGCTTGTGATGTTGTACTCCCTAGAACAGCGTGATCTAAGATGCCAGTTAAACTAACTCCTAGTAATCTTTCCTCTTCTGTATTGGTCCTCCAAATCTTACGAACATATTTGAAGTCAGTAAGCGTAGATTGATAGGTGCCTAAAATTGTAGCAAGTTTTACTTTATGTCGTAATTTTGCAAGGGTATCTCCGGAACGTACGATTACTTCACTTAAGTTGCAGACTTGATGCGGTCTAAGAATGATTTCACTACACGGGTTTGTTCCCCATTGATGATCAGGATCACGTTTACCGTATTTGCCTACTTGCATTGTCGCTGCTGTGCGATTAAACATTCCCCGCTCACCTGATTTACTTTTCATTAAAGAAAGCCACTCTTCCATATAGCTGGTCATATCAGGGGGGCCGATATAGACAACACTATTATTAGCGAAGCTACGATACGGGGCTTGCTCGAACCAGTTACCTGATTTAGCGTGACGCAATTGATTGTCTCCTAAATTAGATAAGCTGATCATTGCTGATCGTCGGACACCACCTACAACTACGGCCTGTGCTATCATACACATAATATCATGGCATTCTAGACACGTTAATTGTCTGCCTCTTGCATCAAGACATGTCTTGGTAACGAATTTTAGTAGAGCATTAAGTGGTTCGGGACCACTAGCCCGACCACCGAAAGTTTTTAACCTAGCACCAGCAGGACGTAGTTTGCTAAGATCCCACTTTGGTATGATACCCTTAACGAAGATATGATAGAAGAGAGATTTCAGTGCCTCAGCCCACCCCTGTTTGGAGTCAGCTACAACTATAATATCAGGTTCTGTTTGTGTTGTAAAAGAATCCGGAACGCTAGGAAGACATTGCACATACTGTCGCTCAACGCTATACCCAATGCCTGAGCCACACATTAATATATAGAGGGCTTCATCGAAAGCACGTAGATCATCTATAACGGTATAACTACAATTGAAACCAGCCATATTATCGCGCGCTAAGGCAGGACCTGCAGTCATGAGACACCGCATGGAAGGCATAACGGACATGTTACTAATCCCTTCCTTTAGGTCTGTGTAATCTTCTGCGGACAGTTCAATATGATCCAACATAAAATCCATATATCTATTAACTGTCTCAGGCCAGGTTTCCCTGCGTTGAGCTTTATCAAGCCACCTTGCATAACGAGATTGATGGATGAAAGTTTGGTAATTATCCAGTATCATCAGTATAGTCCAATTCTGTAAGAAGGTCTTCGACTTTAATCATATAGTTTTCATCCCAATAAATATCGAAAATTTCCTCTGGAGTTAATTCGAATAATTCAACTAGTTCACTTGCTTCGTATCTAGTGCATACACGAAGACGTAACTCTTCAAAACTAATTATAGGTTTAGGCATTACCATAAACCTGTTTAAGCCGGGCGAGACTGACCCAAGAATGATCATACTTTCCATTCTCTACACTATCGCATATCACTACTCCTCGCCAGTAATTTTCATTGGCAGGGCCAGCGAACTCATGCCATTGATCAAAGTAACATCCGACAACCATTGAGTGGATACCTCGCTCTTCATAGAAATCTCTAAAATGAGTATGTCCAACCGTATACGATTTATGTTCTTGCTTTATAATTGCTCGGGCGAGGTTGACTGACGACAATGGTTTAGACATGATTGGTGTTGGACAAACATGATTATAAGTTATCCCATCGATGGTAGGTCCTGAGAATAAATAGTTGTACACATTGTCATTAAAATCTTTCTCTCGTAAATCCTTCATACTGAAGGTACCAGCCATAACTCCTGCAAAACTTTCAGCTACACGAATACGTTCTTCATGATTACCTCGCCGTTTTTCTCGTCTTGGAAGGCGCTTCTTATTCTTTTTATATGGGTGCCATACTTTTTCCATAGCATCATGGTAGGCAGTAATATCCTGTGTATAGCGCCGTTCTTCATATCCTGTCTTACCCTTGTCATAGGTACATAGGCTATTCATGTCAGCACTGTCACCTATATCAATGACAACGTCAGGCTTCATAGCGTAAATAAACTTACCAAGCCATTCAAACCTATCGTTGTTGTGCTCAGGGTTAGCATGACTATCAGGAATAATAATATGCCGAGTCATTTTTTTATTACCTCATCAATCCAAGCATCTGGGATCAATCTATCAACATATAGAAATCCATGTTTGAGACACCATCCAGCATAAGTAGTCTTGCTACCTTTATATAATTTATTTTGTGAGTTCCCGAATATAAATCTGATATCCAGATTAGGATGTTGCTCCTTTACAAATAGATGTTTCTTCCGATCCTCGCTTGAGAATAAACCCTTTGCCTCAATAATGATTCCGTTGGGTAATACAAAATCAGGCGTGTAGGTATGGCATGTCACGGGCTTGATATAAGAGATCTTATATGTCTCGTATTTAACGTAGATACCTTTAGCCTTCAAGTCCTCTGCAATCTTGTATTCAAGACCAGACTTGAACCTACCGTGACGTCTAGCTTTTTTATTGTACTTTGGCTTCATCTCGAAGCTGCGCTATTTGCTGTGTTTTAGCTTGTAGTTTATCTTGAGCTTGGTCAGTTTCTAATTCAAGAGTTGCTACTCTTTCCTCAAGATCCCAATTTTCTTTCACTCGCGCATTAGCATCGTTCAGAAGATCGACTATATCTGTTTCCAAATCATCTACATACTCCCATATTTGAGACATGGCAGCAGCTAGCCACCCGTCAGCCAGAGGAAGATGTTCTCTTGGAGCAGCATTATTTAAAAGAACTTGCCACTCCTCTTTTATGTCGGTTACTTCTCGTTTGTTACTCATTATGTACCCTCTTTTCAATAGAATTTATAACATCTTGGATAGTATCCCACGTTTCGAATTCTTCATTTGGTATCTCTATACTCCATTCTTCTTCGACAACTATTACGAGTTCAACAGAATCAAGACTATCTAAGCCTATATCCTTTTGTAAATTTGATGTCGGAGTAAAGATAGTTTTTTCAGTAGTAACTCCAAACTCTTCTATAATTTCTTGAAGTCTATCCGATATAGCGCTCAACTTTTGGCTCCTTCATAACAGTAGTAAGATAACGAGGACCAGAGCTATAAAGATATGTATATAAACCAGACCCGTCATTTGAATCCTTCCAGCAGTCCTCTTTGTAAGGACAATACGAGCACTGCACACAGAGTTTCATGTTCCCACTCTTACCATCTTCGATAGCTTCATAGCAGCGCTCGGGTGGAGTATCTAATTCTACAACTTTCTTCATGTGACTGATTCTAGCTGCAGCGTCAATCATCTCCATATCAGCCACAGGAAGTACCGTAAGTTTGCCCAAGCTCTTCTCCATAACCAGAAAGGCACCTTGATCTTTGCCTCTGGCTTGGGTGTACGCAGAAATTTGAGCGATATAACCGAAGGGGTCATCATTATAGAGTTCTCCGTTCTTGAACTTCTCGAACCCATAACGTGATGCTGACTTCACATCAACGGGAACACCATTGATCTCACAGTCCATATGACCTTTGACGTTTTCGATCTCAACCTCATGTTGTTCATGAGTTACGATATGACCTGCTTCTTTAACGAGGAAGAGAAGTAGAGCTTCGATGATGTGACCGTACAAGAATTTAATATATGTATCTGGACGTAGTTGCTCCTTGCCTACCGCTTCCGGGTCCTGATGCTCGTACCACAGTTGTTTATCAGGCTTACCTATGTTGGACATACGGAGATAAGTCTCTCGTGGTTTACCTGACGTATCAAGTGATGTACGTACAGCAGAACAAATTGCTTCTGACATTTCCACTAAATTTAGATTAGTATGTTCACCTTGTTTATAGCTACCATCAAACAAACCATAAATGTCATCTACGAGGGTGTCTAATGTCTTTGCTTTAGTCATAACTTTTTCACCTCTCTTAAATTAGCAGCAACAATCTTACCTGTTTTATCATCACGAATGTAAGCTGCTTGGTGAATTTTAGATGAACGTTCTAGGACTCCTATTACTATTTCTCCGTTAGTTCGTGTGTAAATTACTGTATCATGTGTCTTTAGCATTATACTCTCCTAATAGATAGCAAGAAGACGGGGAGCAAATGCTCCCCTCTTGAACTCCCTAGTGGTTAATCATCCTCGAATAAATCTGCTTCATCTTGGTTAGGAACGGGATTATCGAAGTCATCCCCTTCGAAACTGAAATCTGACATATCTTCAGAGCGAATATATGCCACTAAATCGAGAACTTGAACGGCGTTAAAGCCACCTGACATACCAGCTTTCCATGTAGCACCAGCTGGGTAATTAAAAGCTGTTACACGAACATTAGCCGTAGTTCCGTTACCGATAGTATCGGCATCAACATCATTACGCTCCTTATCAAAAACCTTAGGCTCGTAACCAGTTTTAAGACTGATATAGAAGTCTCGGAAGGGTTTGTTTTCTCTTTTAGCTTTCTTTTTATCATCCTTTTTGATGTTGTCTTTAAGACCCATCTCTGTTAGGGTCGTGATAGCTGCTTTACCAAGCAGCCCAAGATCGACTGTATACTTCCCCTTTTTCATGGGGTTCTGACGTTCTAGAAAGGGCCAGAAAATAGTACCTTCGATTACTGCTTTCGCCTGTACACTCATGGTCTTGAGTCTCCTTTGCTTTGGTTTCAAGTGTTGATCGTATACACCTATTATCTCATATTCAAGCCCCGGTGTCAAG